TAAACTAAACAATTAAAAACAATTATGACAAACACAAACATCAAAGTAGGAACGTTTCAAGGAAGCTATCCTGTATCAGCACTAAAGTTCTCAACAGTAAACAGAGACATTGTAAATAACCACGCAAGTAACTTTATTAAAAAAATATCTGCATACGGTTGGATAGTACCTATCGTAATAGATAAGTATGGAAATATAATAGAAGGACACCATAGAGTAAAAGCAGCTATTAAAATGGGCTTAAAATCTGTACCTGCATATATCATAGACTGGGTTGATACATCAAACCTAAAAGAGTACCAAGAGTATATAATGAATCTTAATGCGTCTAACAGAACTTGGTATGCAATAGACTATTTAAAGACTACAGCGATAAACCAACCTGACTACAAGACTGTTTATGATAAGTATATGGCATCTAAAGACATCTTATCAGTAGGTAATGTATTGAATATGTATTTTAATTCGGGTGCTTCTCAAAAATTTAAAGATGGTAAAAGTAGAATTAAAGATATGGATTTTGCAGAATACTTATTTAACAACTTTTATAGATTAAAAGCACATTACGGAAAAGTAAAGTTCCAAGCATTTACTATAAATAGAACTACTCAATTTATGTACAGCAAATGTAAAACAAGAAGCGAAGTAGATTATATATTTAAGCAGTTAGAAATGTTAGCCAGAACAAACAACGCAATACTATCTTCTGTTGAAATGATTAAACCATTCTTAAAAGAACAACTAGACTTAAAAAGAAGTTAATGATTACAAACGAAGACAATATGCAGCTAATGGCTAGGTACAAGGATAACCACTTTGACCTAGCTATTGTTGACCCACCTTATAGAGACTCTAATCAGCCCACTAAAGATATGAGAGCTAGTGGCTCTATGGAAAGTTTAGAAGGTAGACCTTCTAAGGAATACTGGAAAGAGTTGAAAAGAGTAAGTAGGAATCAAATTATATGGGGAGCTAATAATTTTGAACTACCTCAATGGAAGGGTTTTGTGGTATGGAAAAAGAAATCAATAGGAGAGAACTTTACTATGTCTATGTGTGAGATTGCGAGTATGTCAGAAGAGTTAGGAACTGTAGCTAAATGGATAGAAATAAGACCTCAAGACCCTAATCGAGTTCATCCAACGCAGAAACCAGTAAAACTTTACGAATGGCTTTTAATGAACTATGCTAAGGAGGGATATAAGATACTTGATACCCACTTAGGAAGCGGTTCAATAGCTTTAGCTTGCCATAACTTAGGATATGAACTAACAGCTTGTGAACTTGACAAAAAGTATTACGATGCAGCAATGAAAAGAATAGAACAACATAAACAGCAAATAAGATTATTTTAAATGAAAGCAGAATACACGCAAGTAGTTGCAAACAAAACAAAGTTACTAAAACATGTAATAAAAGAACATTTATACAAAGATGTAAATGAAGTAGGTAGAGACAGACTATTAATAGAAGCTAGGTTTATATACTTTTATATTTTAAGAGAAAGTGAACAAATGGTATATCAAAAGATAGGAGACACCGTTAATATGAATCACGCTTCTGTATTACACGGATTTAAGAAAGCACAGTTCTGGATTAAAACAGACCACGAATTTAGAAACAAGTATTTGCTGGTATTGGCAAGCTATCATAGGTCGGTTTACGGAATAGAAAAAGAAAGAGAAACAAACGAACTAAGAGAGAAACTAAACAAAGAACAAGAACAAAAGATTGAGGATATAAAAAACCCTGAACATAAAAGACCAATGAAACGTATTGGGGAATTGTATGACAAACTACACATATTAATAGATAAGACACCAGAGGAAAAAATAAACGACCTTCACACAAGGGTAGAAGCCATTTACAATATGATGCAATCGGATTTAAAACGTAAACGAATATGATGGGAAGTTATTTATTATTGTTCTTCTTAGGATGGGCAATCACACTAGCAAGTATATGGGTATATTTTGAGGATTACCACAAGGGAAAAGACAATGATGATGTAGGTGGTATTTAACAAAAGCCTGTTTTTATTATTGTTAAGGTATATCATTAATGAAATTATTTGATTATGGATAAAAGAAAATTCAACGGAGGTAATAAGAATGCAGGACGTAAACCCAAATCGGAAGAGGTTGCATTGATAGAGAAACTAACACCATTAGAACCATTAGCATTTGCTGCATTAATGAAAGGACTAGAAGTTGGAGACTTCAAATATGTACAGTTGTTTTATAATTACTATGCTGGTAAACCAAGAGAAACGAAAGACATTACCATTAATGAAGATATACCTTTGTTTATAGATTAGTATGCAGGTAACTAAAACCGATGCACTAACTAAGTTGAGATGCTTAGACAAAAGGATTAGAATAGTTAGGGGTGGTACTAGCGCAGGTAAAACAATCTGTATTATTGCCATCCTAATTGATTACGCTATAAAGAACCAAGGCAAAGAAATAAGTATAGTAAGTGAATCAATACCACATCTACGTAGAGGTGCTTTAAAAGACTTTTTAGGCATACTGAAGGGATTGAATAGGTATAAGGAAGCACAGTTCAATAGAAGTACCTTAAAGTACACCTTTACCAATGGAAGCTACATTGAGTTTTTTAGTACAGACCAACCAGACAAATTAAGGGGAGCTAGAAGAACAGACCTTTATATTAACGAATGTAATAACGTTCCCTTTGATTCTTATTCTCAATTAGCCGTAAGGACATCTGGAAACATTTGGTTAGATTATAATCCCTCCGCATTGTTTTGGGTAGATAAGGAATTGATAGGTCAAGAAGATACAGACTTTGTAACACTAACCTATAAAGATAATGATGCACTTCCCGAAAGCATTGTAAAGGAAATTGAAAAGGCAAAGGAGAAGGCAAAAACATCTACCTATTGGTCTAATTGGTGGAGGGTGTATGGACTTGGAGAAGTAGGAAGTTTAGAGGGGGCGTGTATTCCCGACTGGAAAGAAATTGATACAGTACCACAGGAAGCAAGGTTGTTAGGTTATGGAATGGATTTTGGTTATTCGGTAGACCCTACAACATTAATAGCATTGTATAAATGGAACGATGCCTATATATATGATGAGGTACTTTATAAAAAGGGAATGTTAAACAGGGATATAAGCAGATTTCTAGAAGCATCAGATATAAGGGAAGATATAACAGCTGATAGTGCAGAACCAAAGAGCATTGCAGAATTACAGGGATATGGACACAATATCCACGGAGTAAGTAAGGGCAGGGATTCAGTTGTATATGGAATCAACTTAATGAATCAAAACGAAATCTATGTTTCAAGCCGTTCTAAGAACCTTAAAAAAGAATTGGGTGGTTATATATGGGCAACAGATAAAGAAGGCAACAAGACCCAGAAGCCAACTGGTCTACATCCTGATTGTATAGATGCTGCTAGGTACATTCTTACCGACACTTTAGAAAATCCAAACAAGGGTCAGTATTTTATCTACTAAAAGTTTTTTGTTAATAGTTTTGTTGGTATGTCAAAAATGTTTTATATATTTGGTGTATAATTAAAAACAATATGGAACAAACAAAAAAAGAACGATTAGAAGCATTCAAGAAAAAAATGGAAGAGTTTAACAAACCATTTTTTCTACTAGAAAATCCGTCCCTACTAGCAGATGACCCTTTAGAAAAATTCAAGAAACGAATGGAAGATTATAACAAACCAGAAGCAGTTGCAAGACGTAAAGAGATAGAACAGAACTTAAAAAAAATAGGGATTGATTTTAATTTAATATAAAATGATATGAAAGATTTGAAAGAAAGTTACGAATACAAGTTAGTAAGACAATTAACATCAGAAGAAAATAGAAGCATTGTAAGAAGCACAATAAAAAGGGGGTTGATATTAACAGGCGTTTGCATTGTAAGTCTGCACGTGTTCTTAAATGCGTTCCTGTGGCTATTAAAGTACTAAAGGATTGGGAAGTTAAAAAGGAATGCTGGGCAAATGATGTATATGTAATACAGACACCAATATCTAACAAGTGGAGAAAGGGCGGTCAACCAGTTAAATTAATAATAGACTACAAAGGTCAATTAAGCAGGGGTAAGGATATCTTTGAGCAGAACAGCAAAGAGTTGGAAGATAAGATAGATGAGGTGTATCAATACATCTACGATAACAATTTAAAATAAGGATTGGCACATCCTTTAAATAGGTGCTAACATTTTTTCATAGTTTTTAGATTAGTTAGTAAGGGGGTTGCAGCAATGTAGCCCTTTTTCTATTTATACAAA